GTATACTGAAAGTACAATTAAAGAAGAAAGGGGAAATATGAAAGTAGCAGTGACAATTCTAGGGCTATATATACTAGGGGCAATAGTCGGCTGTATTGTGCGTCGTGCTAAGAGGGGGAGCGATGTATAGAGATAGCAGGTACACCCCATTATGGGAAATGCTAACGATAGTATTAATTATCTTTATCATTGTCTTGGTATGCATACAGTCAAAACAAACAAACGACAGCCTTTCTAGACTATGCAGAGAGAAATTTGGCAAAGCTTATTCATGGCAGGAAACCGACCAAATACAGCGGGGGTATTGTATAGGGGACAACGGAGACACAAAGCGACTTAAGAACGAAGAAATGGACAAATATCTATCAGGAAAGTATAAATAATCTTTATAAGAAAGGGCAACAATGGATAAAAAGCAAATAATACCTATAATCCAGGATGTATTGTTCGAATACACGTCCGCCGAGCTATTTGAGCTTATGCACGACCTAGAATTAGCAGACGACCCGCTATTATACTTCTGTAACCGTTTCGGGCTAGGAGACTGGTTCAATGATCAAATGATCGGCGCTGATATAGATATTATATACGAAACAAGCAAAATAGCAGAAGCTCATCGCGATGCAGAAAGCGATGACTACACACTATACATAGAACAGGAGGACGCACGCCGTGGACTTTAACACCTACCAAAGTAAAGCACTCACCACTGCCATTAATCACGACTCCCCTAACGAGATATTCCACCTAGCCCTAGGCCTAGCAGGAGAGACCGGTGAAGTCATGGAGAAGTTAAAGAAGGCAGTACGGGATAATAACGCAGTTATCACAGACAACACAACCGACTCCATAAAGAAAGAGCTAGGAGATGTATTATGGTATATTGCAGTTCTATCTGATTATCTTGGTACAGACCTACAAGATATTGCCGAATCTAACCTAAAAAAGCTACAAGATAGACAGAAGCGTGGAGTATTAGGGGGATCAGGCGACAGCCGGTAGCCGGTAGCAGCGCATGTCATAACACCCATAGAAGTATAGCCAGTTAATATGCTGGCTATATTATATTGATAACCATAGATCCAGATGGTATTATTACTGTATAAACGTGATCTATTTAAGGGGTAAGGATATATCTATATGGGTAAAGTACCAGGCAAAGGTGTGAGCGAAAGCGGTAAGGGTGAGGTAAAAAATACAACAAGGAAGCAAGAAGGAAGAATTGTTGGGAATAATCCTAAGGGAATCGGTGGTTTTGGGGATAATCCACAGAACCGTAACAGTGGTAGATGGAGGAAAGATGACTCTATTAGCTATCAATATCACAAACTCCTCACGATGAGCAAAGAAGAGCTAGAGGATTTTGAGCCTGAAACAGTCGCCCAAAAGATAGCCCTAACCCGTGTCACTAGGGCCATGAGAAGCGATGAGGACGGCCTGAAGGAGACAAGAGAGGTTACTGACCGTACTGAGGGTAAACCAAAGCAGAGCGTTGATCTAGACGCGTCAGAGGGGCTAAGCGCGATTATCAAGGGTTTCGTTATTCCTACCATACCTATGGATATGGTCGATGAGGATATCAGAAACCAGGGTGGAGAACTAGATAAATAAGTGCAAATACCCGTTTCATGATATATATCGAAAAAGTGAGACAACGAAATGTCGGGGTTTGTCTCCGCAAGGTGTCTTTTGTGCCAAAATTAACATCACAGGAGGTATAAATGGCTAAAAATGAGCAAACACTAGAAGCTAAGATAGCCAAAAAGTACCGTGACCAAGGCTATTGGGTGCCTCTTCCCGGCCCGCAAACTCTTGCAGTAGCATTAAGCAAGGATAGGCGATACAGGGAGATACTCTTTGGCGGTGCTCGTGGCCCTGGCAAGACAGACGCCTCGATAGCCATTCTGGCAGATAGGCTAAAAGACCCTCGTGCAAAACAGCTTGTTGTACGCCGTAATGCAGAAGACCTGTCCGACTTTGAAGACCGAGCTAGCCTAGCGTACAAGGCAATGGGTTGTAAATTACGGCGCAAGCCTATGGTGTTATCTGGAAAAGGGCTAGGGCGTATTCTAGGTGGCCATTTAAAGGATGGCGATGCCTATATGAAATACCAAGGGCACGAATACTGCCGAATCAATATAGAAGAACTTACACAGATACCCCGTGAAGATATGTACGTAAAACTTATTAAGTCGGCCCGTTCAAAGTACAAACATCTTTTCCCGCAGATTTTCAACACTACCAACCCTGGCGGCGTGGGTATGGGTTGGGTAAAGAAGCGTTTTGTCACACCAGACCCTGATCTCGCTAAGGTGTATAAACATGTCTATAGGTGGCGTGACGATAGTGGCAATGTGCAGGAAACTCACTGGCAAACAATCGTAGACAAAGAAACTGGTACATGGAGAGCATATATACCAGCTACAATTGATTCAAACTCTATATTGTTGGAAAACGACCCGGAGTATGTGCGGCAGTTTGAGGATTTAAAACGAACTGATCCTGAGCTGTACCGTGCCTGGCGTTATGGTGATTGGGATATCCAGTTTGGAGCTGTATTCAGTGACTTTAGGCGCAGTAAGCATACATTCTCCAGATTCTATGACTGGGGGATAGATGAGAAATTATTCAATAGCAAGGAGCTGTTTAAGATAGCTGGTATGGACTGGGGATATAATGATGAGTGTGTGATCTTATGGGCCACCTTTGATCAAATTACCGAGAAGGAGGAGCGCTCATTTGTCTACCGGGAGAAGCATGATAATCATAAAACCCCTCAGTGGTGGGCAGAGGAGTTCGCTAAGATGCAGGAGAAGGACCCTGTCGATGTGCTAGCCATGCCGCACGATGCATATAGCCACCTGGGCGGCAGCGAGCCTATTGTCAATGTATTTAAGAACGAATTGCAGAAACTACCGCCAGACAAGCGCCCACGGATAGTGAGAGCCAGCAAACTAACGCGCGAGGTGAAGAAAGCGGCCATTACAACAATGCATGGTATGCTCGCAGATGCATCAGATGGTAAACCTGGTATCCAGATACATAATTCGTGTGAGTACCTCATAGAGACTCTTCCTGGTATTGTCTACGCCAAAGAAAGTGGTGGTGAAGAGATAGACCCAAATTGTATTGACCACGCGCTAGATTCCCTTTTTTACACCCTGCTAACCGGCCGTAGAGTACGAGGAATAGTTATTAATGGTGCAGAGTTGCGCGTGAAGCCTAAAAAGTCCTTTATGTCTGGTGGGCGTATCGCCGCAAAAGATATGGGGGTTGACATAGAAAGTATAGTAAGTGACGCCTCTGTCGACCAACCAACACAGCGCCAGATATGGTAAAATGTTATTTAAACAGGGGTAGGAAGCGATAAAAGCTACCCGTTAGGTAAGAGGTACACAATATGGACGATGAAGCGCTGTTGGAAATGAATACTGGCACAGACAATATCCTGGAGGATACTGGGGTTGTCGAAGATAAGCCAGTTTTGTCATTAGACCTTAGCGACAAGGAGCTTATTGCTAACTTTAGCCGATGGGTGGCAGACAGTGTTTCCTATTGGAACAGTGAATATAGGCTAAAAGAGGCTCGTGAGCGTAATGAGCGTTTCTACCTAGGTAAGCAAATAGACCTAAGCAATGTGTACGATCACCAGAGCGTCTATATCGATAACCAGATTTATGTAGGCACACAGTCAATTATTGCTTATGTATCTGGGAACACGCCTTCTTGCGAAATAGTCCCGGAAGATGACACTACGCAGTCAATGGTGATGGCACAAGACCTGGAGCACGCGGTCAATATTCATACAGAGCGCCATCAGTTAGCCAAGAAGATTAAGGCTGTGGCTAAGAGTGTGTATATCAAGAGGGTTGGTGTTATTAAATTGAAGTGGGACGATCTGGTAAAAGATATTATCCCTGTAGTCGTCGATCCAGATAGGCTTATCCTGGATAAGGACTGTAGGCAGGACGAAGAGCCTAAATTCATTGTTGAGATATGTACTGATTCTGTCGCAACAATCATGAAGAAGTTCCCGGGCAAGGAGAAAGAGATTATGCGCGCACTTGGTCGGGAGCGTAAAACATCTAAGTTGATGGGCACTATAATCTCATACAATGAGGTATGGTTCACAGACGAAACAGCTGAGAATGACGAGGATCGCGAGTGTGTAGCCTGGTATTTTGGTGATGTTATCCTAGACAAAATGCGCAACCCTAACTTTCTTTATAGTAAAGAGGGCGTGAATATCAAAAACTTCCTCGATATACCAACTAAGCCGTATGTGTTCTTTAACTTCTTGAACGATGGCAGCAGTCTTATTGACCAAACGACTCCTATCGAGCAAGCTGTGCCTCTACAGATTATTCTTAATAAACGCGGTAGCCAGATAACCGACAATGCCGATACGGCTAACAGCACCCTCCTTATACGAAGTGGAGCGATCAAAGACCGAGACCTTAGAAGCACTATCCCACGTAAGCCAAACCAGATATTGCAGATGGACTTACCGGACGAGCAACCTGTTGCAAACTCTTTCGGGGAGATCCCACCACACTTGCTGCCTAACTATGTTCTTGAAGACAAGCAGGACATTAAGAACGGTATTCACAATATCCTAGGTAGCCCCTCACAGTTCCGTGGTGACGATTCTAAGCGAGATGTTGGCACCCTAGGCGAGGCTAAGATGATACAAAACCAGGCTGGCGGCCGACAAGATGAGTTCGTCCGAGAGATTGAATACTCAGTTGATCGTTATTTCCGCCTATTAGTCCAGATGATGAAAGTCTATTACGATCAGGAACACTCTTTTGCCTCGCGTGATACAGACGGCAAGTTTATGAGTGTGCAGTTGTCCCGTAGCACTATGCCTAATGTTGCTCATATTTCAGTGATGCACGGCTCACTGCTACGAGTTGACCGCGAACGCCAAGAGAACATTAGTATGGCACTTGCACGAATGGGCTTGATTGATCCATATAGTTTGTTCAAGGACCTGTCTCTAAAGGATTCTGTCAAACGGTATGACAGCCTGATGAAGTTTAAGATGGATCCTACACTGTTGCTCAGTGATATTGATACAGAAGTAGCCGACAGGGATGCCTATATCGACTTCTCTGTGATCATGAATGGCCACGATGCTAAACCTCGCCGGAATGTCAAGATAGAATACATCAAGGCAGCTAAGGAGCTAATGATGACTGATGAATTCCTATATGCGTCTAAGGATCGTCAGAAGAAGTGGGCAGACTTTATCACAGATGTGATTATTGGGTTGCGACAGCGGGCTAAACTAGACCAAGACACAGAGAGTGGTGCCATCCTAGACACACCAGAGTCAGACAGCCCAAATCCGCCTGTTGGCGCAGAACAATATGGCGCCTCAGGGCAGCCAGCACCAGCGCAGCCGCCGATTCCTCCGGAGGAACTCGCAGAGGTGATACAGAAAGCTGCCCCTAGCGCCCCATCTCCAGATAATGTGCCGAGCCCAACGATTCAACCAGCTCAGGAGGTCGGTGAAATGTCGGGGGCTGGTGCGCTAGAGAGTATCTTTGGCTAAATAGTTGCAACAGGGATATTTTGATAGTAAAATTGAACTATCATTATTATCCAAAGGGGGAGGAATGGGCGAAATTGAGACACTCGTACAAAGTGCTGCTAGCGACAGTACTATGCAAGACGTATCTGACAACAGCCAGCAAGATGTCACAGCAACTGATGACACACAGGACAATGGGGCTCAGGACATTGTTGAAGCAAATGAGGGGGAGAAAAACGGTGGTGCTGAAGACCAACCAACCGAAGAAAACAATCAAACAGAAGAAGAAAATGGCAGCCAGGAAGGCGAGGACAGCGCGCCTGAAGACGGAGGAGAAAAAACTAAAGAAGCATCAGAACTATCTGATGACGAATTATTAGCTGAACTACAACGTCGTGGCAAAATGCCGCCTCAGGGCAAAGAAGAGGAAGAGGGGAAACAAAAACAAGAACAAACAGATGGCTTAGAGGTGCCTAGCGAATTGCCAAGTCAGGTATGGGAGAATATGGACGAGACGCAACGTATTGTCTATACTGCCCTACCATTTCTTGAGGCGCGAGGCAAGAATGGCGAGGTTCTACGCGTTAAAGCATATCAACAACTTCCAAAAGGGTTTGAGTGGGAGAGCGAAGAAGCTAAGAATAAGTTTTACAGCGTAGACCTACCAGCACAATCTGTCCTAGCTGAGCGTATGAGGATGTACCTAAACGATCAGAGCCGGGTAGAAGAACAGGCCAACAGTGAGCATGAGTTCAATAAGTATATTTTCGATGAGGTCAATAAGCTGATCGATCAGGGTATTGTCCCGAAGATTACAACCGCAGCTAATGCAGACGGTTTTAATGATGACGCAGGAGTCAAGCGGGCTGAAGAGATCCTTGACTTCTGGGACGGTTTACGTAAACAAGGCGAGCAGATATCTATTGAAACTGCTGGGCGCCTGTTCAAGGCCGAACACCCGGAGTTATATCGAGGTGACAACCCGACAGATGATGCGCGGAAAGCAGCCTCGCGTAATATCTCTGGCGGCGGTCGTGGCACACGAGGATCAGCGGTAGTGCCAAAAGAGTCTGATAGGATCAATTCAAACGGTTTTAAATCAGTGTCTGATATAGCAGAAGAAGCAATTAATCAAGGTATGTTTTAAGGGGAGTATATAGAACATGGATGAAGTACAAAAAAGGCTAGAGCAGGAGCTATTGGCGAGCACCCAAAGTCCTGTGAGTAAATTAAACATTAGTGAGCGTATGCATGAGCTATTTCGCCCCACCGACTATGTAAAGGTGGCTAACCCATTTGATCGATCAACCGGATGGACATATGTTGATCCAGCAGAGGAGAAGCGGTGGTCGGATAGGGTATCTGTCTTTGTTCAGCCAGGTGAGTCACACGTGCGTATCCTTAAGCCGGGTGAGCAGGTAGTTATCCCGGGGTGGGAGGCCTATATTGGTATTGAGCGTATGTTTAAAGAGTATGCTCAGGAATCACCTCTGAATATGTCTGTTGTGCTTTCCTCTGATGAGGAGATGGAACGATTCCTGTCTAAGGCGTTCCAGGGGGTATTTGACCCTAATGAAGTACTTGGCACTACGCCAGGCGAGGAGAAGAAAACTCCAGCCAAGCGTGGTCGTAAGCCTAAAGCACCAGCGGTAGACGGCCTGGGGCTAACTCCACCAACTGAAACGCCAGAACAATAATTTTGTCAAAAATAGTAGCATGTTGTTACCTCGCACATGCTACTATAAATATGTGAGGAAACACACAGGCGGCAGCCTATGGCGGACAAAATAATTATGCAAGATCCAAAGATATATAGTCAGTTGGGTGAACTAACTGGTCGGTTTAACACGTTTGAGAAAAACATCGATAAGCAGTTCAAAGAACTGAAAGAGATGGTTCAAGCTCAGAACAACGTGCCCTATTCCGTATTTGAGAAAAACAACCGCTCCATCAAAAGCGAACTAACTGATTTATCTAGCAGAGTAGATGCCATAGAGGATAAGATGGCCCTAAAGGAAGCCACGATTACTGGCAAACTAGCATCGTTTTTGGATAATTCTATTGTCAAATTGCTAGGAGCGAGTATTGTCAGTGGCGCGCTCATGATCGTATACATAAACTCACAGCATCAAATTAATGATATTAGCAAAAGGGTCGATAAAGTATTTAAAACTGAACAAACTATTGAGAAAGAGAGTAGGAAATGACAACTGGTAAGAGTATCGCTAACGACCTTATCGAGCAGCTTGGGGTTGGGGAGACGGCTTTGTCCTTCTTCTTTTTAATTGTGTTAGCAGTGGTTATTTTTATTGTTATGAAAGTAAGAGAGGAGAAAGAATAGATGTTAGAAAAAGCACTGGCTTGGTTTTATGCCCGCGAAGGTAAAGTAACCTATTCTATGGAGAATAGGAATGGCCCGAGCTCCTACGATTGCTCGAGTTCAGTCTACCATGCGCTGAAAGAGGCAGGCGGGTTCCCGGCAAGTTATTGGATTGGCAATACCGATACGCTGTATGGCCATTTGGAGAAGAATGGCTGGGTGCAGGCGCCCGTCGACGGCAATGGTAATGCTCAGTGCCAACGTGGCGATATCTTTATCTGGGGGGTGCGTGGCAATTCTGGCGGTGCCGCTGGACACTGTTTGCCGTATGACAATACTGAACTGTTAACCCCACAAGGCTGGAAGCCGCTGAAGGATTTTAAGGCTGGTGACTCTATTATTCAGTTCGATAACGCTACACATAAACTTGAGCCATCTAAGGTCAAAGCTATTACCGGCCCTATGGAAGACGATGTATATCGCCGTGGCAATATCGAAGTGACTGACGGACACCGTATGTTGGTGAAGACCGTAGGAACAAAGGGCTTTATCGTTAAACAGTGGGGTAACATTAAAGATAAGAACGGTTATGTACTGCCAGTTGCTGAAGCTAATTCTGGGGTAGAAGGCGATATTCGCAAACTGAAAGACAATGAGATTAAGCTGCTACTTGCTATTCAGGCAGATGGTACATTTGATCGATCACTGGTTCGGTTCCATTTTAAGAAACAACGTAAAATTGACAACATCGAAGGTATACTAAAGTCTCTGGGGCTTAGCTATACCGTAGGAGCTGTCGAAAAGGACGGGTCCATACGTATCAATACACCACGAGATGCTATTAAACATCTGTTAGACAAATACCTACCAGAGAAGAAGTTCAACACAGAGTGGTTGTCGATTACACAACACCAAGCTGAAGTTATTTATGACAACATTCCTCTCTGGGATGGATCAATTAAGAAGACTGCCCGTGTGTATCTATCGTCGATTGAATCCAACGTGGATATTATGCAGGAGGCGCTATTCTTAGGCGGTTATCGTGCCCATAAGCGCAAAGAAGGCAGTCTATTTGTACTTGGTTTCCAGAAACACAAGAATGCTGTACACTCTGGTAAATATCACCTAGAAAGCGACGGCGAACAGCACCGCAAAACAACTGTTGGCTGTGTGACTGTTCCTTCTGGGTTTATCGTGTCGAGGCAGTTCGGTGTGCCAACAATTGTCGGTAACACAGGGATGTTTGTTGATGCTGATAACATTATTAACTGCCGTTGGGGCAAGGGTATTGTAGTAGATAATCATGACTGGCTATGGCAAGCAAGCGGTAGCCCAAACTATGTGTTCTACCGCTATGTAGGTAAACCAGCTGTTGCGGCAGTGTCGGTCGGCGACTCTGTATCGCTACCAGAGACGTACCGAGCAGACGCTGTTGAAATACACTTTGGTATTAAACAGATCCGTACCGACTTCCTATCTAGCTCATTTGACTGGGAAGATAATGGTGTGCCTGTATCTGTAGCAGTTAAGACAGATAAAGACGGGTTCCGTCTTCCTGGCGATATTGCTGCTGGGGACAACTACCGTATCCCTGGGTCGTTCACTGTCACTGATACTATGGTTGACGATGGCCATGAATACGCAGCTATCACTATGGCCGGAGAGACTGTATGGGTATTAGTCCAGAAGATTATCAAGGGCAACCCTACCCCGCAACCGACAGAGCGTCCTGTCGAGCAGCCAAAACCAAAAACTCCAGAGACAGAGGTCCCGCCCAACGCTGAGCCTAAGCCACTTGCCCCACAGATATCTGATAAAAAACTTGATGAGATCAAGAAGATAGCGGAGGATAACAATAAGCAGCTACGCGGTATCGCAGCTTTATTGCAAAAGATTGTAGATTTCCTGGCTAACCTGTTCAAAGGATTTAATAAATAAAGGAGGCTATATGCTAACACGTAAACAATCACTAAAAATTCTAAAAACAGCTGTCTATCTGGCTTTGTCTGCTGCTTTAGGGTATCTTATTTCCCTCCTGGAGAAGAATCCAGCAAGTTTTGGTGTGTATACACCATTCATTAACCTTCTGTTGGTGACATTGCGCCAGGTATTCAAGGTAGAGGAGCCAGAAGAAGCTAAATAGGAGAACTTGGGGGTGGACTCATTTATTTGGTCAGCACAATTCAGAGATGGCACAGTCATTAACCAAACTGATTGTGCTGATCGAATAGAGTCACTATATAAATTGTTTAGCTATATATACGGCACCGAGTCCAACAAGCACCGACACTACCTAAAGAAATTCTCTTTAGAGAACAACGATACGCGTTATACAGTTGCTTTTGATAGCGACGGTGACGCGTATCTTTTGCTGCCAGGTGGAAGAATGTCTATGACAGAGTATAAAATACGGTCTGCTGAGCTACTGTATAAAAGAACACGAAATGATTTGACTGGCGACGAGACTTACCAGATTGGTTTTGGCGGCGCAAACACCTGTGATAAGATGGATGGCAAAATCGTCGAGATAAGTGGTGATGGTTATAATGTCTATAATGTTATTATGTGAGATAATGTACATAGATATATAATAAGGAGATATTATGGCAGCAACAGTTGAATGGTATGAAGACAACGGGACAGCCACTGGCAACCCGGCAAAAGGAGCCACACGCACGAAGACTGGTGGTGATGGCAGCAAGAGTGACTTTACTAGTGTAGATAGCCCTACAGCATCACGAACGACTAACCGAATTATCGCTGGGCAGAATAGCTACATTAAATACCGTTTTGTGCGCTTTAGCGGTACATTCAACGAGGTGTCTGCTGGTAAGTTTGCTCACACAGCAGGTGCTTTTGGCACGGGTATCTCATTGAAGGCCAAAGTTACAAGTACCTACGAGACGCCATCACGAACAGTGCTAGCGGGCGGCAGTGATATTACTCAGGCAGACGATATTAATAATGGCCTACCGGTACGGTTCTCGACTGTTGGCCCTGAGGGTTCAGCGTCGTCGTCTATTAACTCACCTGGCTATTCACAGTATATTGCTATGCAGCTACAAACTACCAGCTCAGCATCAGCTGGTGATACTGGCGATAAAACGCTTGTATTCCAGTGGAATGAGAACTAAATTGTTATTGCCCCTATTTTTACAGAGGTAATTACTAATAAGGAGACACAATCTTGTTTAAGTTTCTATGGCACGTATCGTTCAAAGACGGTCATACAATAGAACAGCCAGTTGATGATAGATATTCAAAACATGACGATAACTCAGATTATAATCCATCAGCTTTCCGTGATGTTTTAGATTATAGCGAGATATCCCCTATAGAGGTTTTCTCTCTACACTCTGAGAATGGCGATATATTTGCGATAAGCCCATCGGCTGGTGAGTTCTTTATGAACGGCACAGTATTCAGGCTAGAGGGGAATGATAATTGTATACCTGATCGTAAACTTATCTACTATAGAACTATGTGTCACAATGTAGGGGCAAATAAAACTGGGGTATTGTCGTATAGTTTTGGGTATGAGGGCAAGAACATAAATAATGGTAAGATAGAGAAGAAGGTGGTAACAATACAATGAATCGTAGAGACTTAGCTAACGCAATTACAGCAGCTCCGGTATCCCCGTCTGACACTTATATTAAATTGCAGCCTAACTATGTATCTGGTATGCCAGCCCCATTGTTCCAGGCGACAATAACACCGTTTGGGCAGTTACCGACCGCTGGCAATAGCGAGATTGTGCTTGTTGCTGGTGTGTCTGGCGATACTTTAGAGGTGCAGCGTGGGCAACTAGGCACTAAGCCAAAATCATTCCCGGCCGGTTCTATTGTTTCTAACGGTATTTATACGAATGAAACATGGGGGAAAGATAATATAAACATGCTGCCTTTCTCGTATAACACGTTTGAAACCGACACTGGGATGACGTTTATTGACGGGAAAACTGTATATAGGGCAGTAGCGTCGTTTAATACTATCAGCGATGGAGCTGAAAAAGGGCTAGAGAGTGATATCTTTGAAGAAATAGATACACTAATTAAGTTCGAGTGCATCCTAAATGATCCACGTGGCGAACGTTACCCGAACGGTTATACAAACCCTTCTGCTCCATCTACTCAGTATTTTCAGGCGAAGATGGGATTCTATAATGGCAAACGACAGCTGCGATACTCTACCAGGACTGCTGGTACGGTGGTTCTTGTGATGGAATACACGAGAGTATAGATCAGTCACGGTTTATAATCTAAACAGATGCTAATACCATAGCAAGGACAATACCATGGCACAATATTTCGTTGATTTTGCTGATTATAACGTAGGGCAAGCCCTACCAGACTGGACATTGCGGATAGCTGCGCCTAATTCTAGGGTAGCTATTGATAATGCCCCGGATGGGCGAAGATCGCTAGCCTTTATTAAAAATAGGGCCGGCACATCATTTCTGTCATTCAACCCGCTAGATAATGTCCGTGACATGGAAATATTGGTTCGATTCAGGATCGATGATGTCAACCAAATAGGGCAGAAGGGTATTATATATGCAAGGTATGGTGGTAATAGCGATTCTAATACTGTTGGGTACACAACAAACTTTACCCCCATACAGAATGTCACGTCTTTTCTCATCACCAACGACAATGCCGGCAGAACGACTACAACGAATTATGTGAACTATAGCTACCAGAATGGCGTTTGGTATTGGACACGCTTTAGGCTTATTGGGAACAAGATACAATCTAAAATATGGCGTCATGGCGATACTGAGCCAGCAGCATGGACGCTGTCCCATGAACATAACGGTGCCACAGGGCCATGGTCGGGGCTTGGGACGTTTACTAGCCAACACACTATTTACTATTCACAATTCAGCGTGAATACTGATGGCGGTTCTGCTCCGGTATTCCAGCGGAAAGTAGGCTATACAGCAGGAGCTGTTATCGAGCCGGCACCTATCGCGAAAGATACGCCGCTTGGTGTGATCGCTGGGGGATGGGGAGGGCCTCTTGGATGGGGCCAGGCCTACGGGATGGGCGCACTTCCAGCTTTCACAGTAAAATCCATAGGACAGCGGTTTGGTGCATGGATAGAGCGTATAAACTCTACACGGTATCTGACTGGGGCGTCTATTGATAAGCCGATATCGATCAGACACCTAGTAAACGCACGGATTGATTCGTATGTTGTGTCAAAAACTACACGATATGTTGCTAATGCGCGAGTCGAGAAAGTATCACGTATAAGTAGCGCAGCCGCAGCCCTAGTTGAGAAACAGTTGCAAATTCAACAACAGTTCGGTGCTTTTGTTGAGTATCAACTATCAATTAAACAATCGGTTAATGCATTTATAGACAAACGAAACACGATATCACTTGCCGTCAACGCTAGTCTAGCTGGCGAGGGCCGAATATTGTATCTGTCTGGCGCGATTATAGTGTATCAGACAAGTATGACATGTAAAGTTGGCGCGGTTATTATTAACCCTATGCCAGACAAGCTACCTCAACAATGGTCGTCAGCGAATAAGCAACTTACACAGTGGAATGTTATTGCTAACAAACAGCCGCAACAATGGTCGGACAAAGAAAAACAGCCAGTGCAATGGGACCACTTGTACTATAACTAAATGATATAATTATCTAAAAGGAGATAGACTATGAAAACATTCACGCAAATGAAGAATGACGCCGCCGCGTATTGCGGTTTGTATCCAGATGCTCCTGAGATGATTAAGTTAGTGAATGATATTAATACAGGGGCTAAATTATTCCAAAGTGCTGCTCGTAGGTATTGGACGGAGAGCGAACGACAGACAAATCTTGTAGCTGGCCAACAATATTACCAGTTTCCTAGCGATATGCTCCGTGTCACGAGCGTAAAAGTAAAGATCGGTGAACGTTATTCTCCTATCATACCGACGGGCGGCGAAGAGTGGGATAGCCTAAACGGGTGGCCGCAACAAGGCTCGCCACAGTATTTCTGTATCAAAGGGCCAGATGTAATTGGTCTATACCCTACACCGGGAGCATCGGTTGACAGCGGGCTTTTAGTTACTTTTGAGCCGCGTATAGTTGACATGGCCATTGAAGATATTACCCCGACCGTCAAAGTGACAGAAGGAAGTAATGTTGTAGAATCTACAGCAGGTGATAGTTTTAACAAACACCTTACGAACAATTGCTGGTTTAAAACCACTGATGGTAGCGATGGTAATTGGTACAAAGTAGCAAAATATATCGACGATCACCATATACAGCTCGATAATTACTATCAGGGGCCTAGCGAATTATCCGTTCAAGCTGTGATTGGTCAATCTCCACAGTTCCCTGAAGAATATCATGATGCTCCGGTGTACTATGCCTGCCAGCAGTTCTTTGTGGGCCGAAAAGACCTGGAAAGTGCCAGTTTCTTTGGCCAACAGTTCGATAAGTTAATGAATGAATATCGTCGTGTATACGGTAACCCACTTACCAGTGGGGCGATTAACCGTACCGGGGTGAGCAGGGGTATAGGAAGAGTATTCCCAGGGATATTAAGGGGGTAACACATGGCTGTTGGTAATAGCGGAGATGTAATAATCAGCCAAACATCGTTCTACGGCGGTATGGGCACGGACGGCAAGATCGGGATCAAGAATAGCTTTGGCGATTCTGAGTGTATGGATGCGCGGAAGAGCCCAAGCGCCCTAACTGTGCTTCCTGGGGCAAGGAGAATGGCAGACGATGATCTGGATGGACTTATCGTTGCCATGGAGCAGGCCCCGGACGGTATGCGGTACGGTATAGACACAAATGGTGTTTTATATAAGATTGATTTATCGGACGACATTACTAAATTTGCTACGATGCCAGATTGGGAAGATGGATCAATTGGTGATTTAGTATATTGGGAAAGCAAAGACCAGATATATGTTACTGGAGGCGGTAATATTTACTTGGTAACCGGAGTAACTGATGGTGGTGCGGTTCAAGCGAAGAAAATAACCGGTCAGCACAGTACCTACCCTACTATGGCGCAGATCCTTGTGAAAGATCGAGATGGCAAGTGGACTGGTGGCGGTACCGAGCGCTGGGGCTTTAAAAACGGGTCAAGCGGCAAGTGGGGTATCCCAAAGCCAGGTGATATTTGGTATAAAGGCGGCAGTGCTTATGAAAACGAGAACAATCGATGTCGTTTTCTACCAGACCAGTCTCCGCTTATTGCTATAGATGTGAAGATAAGCCGTAATGCAGGTAGCGGTAATTTAACTATAGAGATACATGATGAGACGGATAAAGTAGTTGCATCGTCAACAATGCCAGCCTCGTCAATTGGCGCAGACGGCAAGATACGTTTCAATTTCCCGAAAACTAAACTACAAGACTACCGTAATTACGGTACAGAATACCACCTACATCTATACTCAGACACTGCTGGTTTTGAGGCAGAGACGTACGAAGATCACATTTTACAGGGGCTACATTTCTGGTACTACGCAGCACTATTATTTGACACCTACAAGAAGAGTTATCCTATCATTAACTGGGGCGGAACAAAAATACTTATCGGCAATGGTAAATATCTTGTTGAATGGCAGCCAAGTGGGTTAGACAAGATTACTGGAGATGAGATAGGTAGACACCGAATCCTTGTGGAGAACGGGATGGAGATCACCAGTCTCACAAGCAACGATGAGTATGTCGTTATGGGCTGTGAAAGGGTGGGAAAATCCAACGCAAGGACATTCCAACAGGGTACGCTAGCTTTTTGGGACGGCTTTGCAAGCAGTTGGAACTTTAAGATAGATACGCCTATGGGTGAGCCTAAGAGTCTATACACCTACCAGAATATTACCTACATGATAATCGATGGCGCTATTTACTGCTATACAGGGTCAAAAGCACTTACTAAAATTAGAACAATACAGGATTCTCAGAGCGAGTTCACCAACACAACTGATGCAACAGATGTGTTCTCCCACTGTATGGCTATCCGACGTGGTATATTACTGCTTGCGTACCCAAGTACAACAAGTTTGTTATCCATGCGCCATGGTATATACAGTTACGGATCGGTAGATAAAGACTACCCAAACAGTTTCTACTATTCCTACTCAGTACCTGATGAGTCTAATTACAACACAGAAGATAGAGAGATAACGCTGGGTGGAGTGTGGAACTATGGCGATACGATGTATTTCTCATATAGGGTATACGATAAGCGCGCTGGCGCTACAACATCCAACATGGCTATTGTGGATAATACATCACTTCCAGCGCGCAACTTTCAATACTCTAGCCTGAAATATGATGGTGGTATGCCGTGGAAGGGTAAAGAGGCGCTTAGGATGGTAGTGTCATTTGACCCGCTGCCAGAAGGATGCACAATACAGGCTAGATATAAGATCGACAATAGGCAGTGGGTATATAATACCCGTATCGCTAAATCTGGAGAAACAGAGGTATATTTCGAGATAAATAAGAGATTCCGAGAAATACAGTTCGGTTTTGTTGGCACAAATAGCGGCGAGAAGCGTGAAGTTGTAAGAATTACATCAGTAGGGCTAAACGTCCGCGAGCTCAGCGAAGAGGGGAAAATGCATAAGTGAACAATAACGTGTTTAATCAAAACACCGGGGATATAATTTCACAGCGAGAGCAGATTAAAAAGACTAATTTGACTCGTGGTTTTGCCGAGATTGGATATACTAGTGTCGAGGACCTACAGCAGCAAAACCAAATACAACCAAGGCAAGTGCGCACTGGCCAAACAAGAGGTGATCAACAGATTCATGGGATGCAAAAAGTAGAAGACGACAACGGAAGAATTGTCGTTATGTTGGGGCATTCTAGTTTGAATATATTTTAGGAGGCAGGATGGCTAATAAAAGTACTCTTATAGGAAGACGTAATTATGGTATGAAAATAGCTATGCCAGGCTATGATTGCCGCACCGCTGGGGACAATGAATTATTATTTAACTCATCATTCCCCATATTACAGATAAAGATTTTAGCGTCTCTGGGGACAAATAGTGATAATCCCAGGGATGTAGACTTTGGCGGTGAATATCTAGGCGAACAATTTGGTATGCATGTTCATAGATGGTATCATGGGCTAAAGTACCCGCCATTCTTTATATTGCTAGATAAGAAATACGCACAATCATCGTCAGAATATGTTGTTGATGAGAATTTTATATACACGTTCAAATATAACCCCCGCAAGAGTGGCGAGAAGGTATTACTGTGTCCTATCGATATCACACGTGATATAGAATACCCATATACAGCAAAGCCGCTCGTAGTCGATGATTACATAAGAGACCACATAGGTCACTACGGGTTTAAGACGGTGCACCACGGTGATATCATGAAGAACGACTTTAACAACTGGGGTATTAATGTGCGCCTACAGTCGCAGATGGTGCTAGCAATTAAAAATGACAGTACGGTAGTAGATAAACCATCTGAGCCGAATAAACGAATGGATATTGAATATGTCTTGCCAAGAGGTATGTCGATTAATGATTGTATGGTATACGCTATGGCAAAAACACAGATGTTCCCAACTGATATTGTTGGGTGGAAGCATATTGATCAATATGCGCAGTCGCCGCCTAGTATTTTTATTGATCAGGCGAAGAATATGGCTAGATTGGCTACGCTATCAAATATTCCTGCTGCTATGATAGTCACAAGGTTACCTATGGTCGCGGCACACAGAACGGAGAGCTCAATATAATGGCTATTACCATACCAGATTCTCACCCTACATTTATTGGTCAATCCTACGGGATGAAGGTTCTTGACCCTGTTGACGGGCATGAGATATTCAACGCTAAATACCCTATTTTTGGTCACGATATAACAAGCAGGTCGCCCAAGATGATTACTCACCGTGTTATTTTAGGAAACAATGCGACGTTTAGCGAACCGCCAGTGAATATACCTTGGTCAGTAGACGGACAATGGCACACGAGTGAATACTACCAGTTAGAGAATAAGTTGATAGCTACAATCCCGCACGGGGCGGGCTCCCCGCCACTATTTATGGTGACTGGTAGTGCCCATGTGCGCAGAAATAGGAGGGTAAGGTACTACAGGAGGGACTCAGATGGCGAGTTAAAAGCAAACTCTGTGTATTTACCAACGCCTACTAATGCACAGTTTGTTGACTTTGCCCCTAGGCTTGGTGGCGTCAATGGTCTATTGCCATACCCGCTGTCTGTTCAACAGAACAGGTTTGACAATATACCTGACATTGGCACCACTATGTCGCCGAACGTGTTCGATGTTGGCGATTTCACGTTCAATGCTGACACTCTCAATATTTATATTAGGTGCTCACTTAAAGAACCTGTTATGCACCAAATAGTCCGTGAAAACTGGGGCGGCTGGGATAGGTTCCTTAAGTTCTGGAGTGATTTAACTGGCTCATGGTATGAGTTTACTTTCTACATATTGCCTTATACTAAAGGAGACGACATTTTTATTAGATAGCTGGTGGTTATGGATTTTGGGAGAAGAATACAAGAGGCGCAACTACATGTAGACCAGACTAAAGGGGCCTACGATCGCGCTAAGCAAGAAACTGGGCAGGCTCAATCAGATTACGAGAAGTCTATTACTACTGCCCCAAATTTTCAGACAACATATGAGAAATATAAGCAGGAATACCAAAACTCCGAAGAAATAAAGACTCTAAAAAGTGCCTGGGAGAAAACTAAAGAGGCCGTTGACAGTATACGAACCTCTATCGATCATCTTTCTGAATCGATCAACCAGCAGTTCGGGGGGTCAACGTTGTCACAAGCGCAACGAGACAAAGCTAAACAATCACAGCTGGAGACGCTTACTAAATCATTTAACCAATACAATACTACATATCAAATTCAGTTTGCAGACTATAGCAAGAAGGTTGATGAAGCGTTTGATACGTCTATAGACATTGCTAATAAAGACTATGACAGATACTGGAATATTGTGCGTAAGAAGTTCGATGTGTGGCAGGAGCGTATTAAGAATGAGGATCAGTGGCGTCAAATGTACAACAGGAGTGAAGACGCGCTATTCAATGTCAACGAGGAGTGGAAGAACTGGGAGAACAGGCAGAAGATTAGGCAGACGCAGCAAGACTTTGTCAGATGGCAGAATAATTTTGCTGCTCAGCAGAGAGCTGCGGCCTTTAGTTCAGCAAAAGCCACAGAGGATTGGGCAGCAGCAGCAGAAAAGAGGTACAATGATACCGAACTCAAGTTTAAGCAAGACGTTGCAACATTTGGTGGAGGGGGTATGTCGGCTGGCGAGTTTATGCGGCGCGTCAATTCCGGTCAATATGCGTCTTAACACATATAGGGCGGCTTGTATTGTAGATTACGTGATAATATTATAAAAAAGGAGATAGTAAATGGATTTTGGTGGTCGTATTGCACAAGCACAGAATAACGTCAACAGAAGTAATGACGCTTTCAATACGTATCAGCAAAAAGCTGATGCCGCAGAGAACAAATTCAACCAAGGTATGGATAACTACCAAAGAAAAAACTTTGGCGACATATACCGACAAGCGCGCGATGAATTTGCTAATACTGACGAGATTAAAAAGGCTCGCGGTTTGTACAGCAGCGCGCGAGACGCAGTGAATCAGTTAAGCACTGTTATAAATAACCTCCCTGAGTCTATCCGCCAACAGTTCGGTGGAACTAGCATGTCTGAAGCGCAACGCGCACGCGCGCTGGGGCAGCAATATGATTCTCTAGGGCGTACTCAGAATATGCTTAACACCAACTATCAAAATGCAGCTAATGACTATAATCAGTTAGCCGACCGCGGGCTGAAAGAAGCTATGGCTGTTGCCCAAGGCAATGACAGTCGAGAATGGAACGCCCTAAACGCGTTACAAAATGCGTTCTCTACTCTGCTAGGCCAACGTAACACCGCTTACAGCCAGAACCAGACTGATCGTGATCTCCTCGCAAAGCAATATAGTGCCCGTGATGCATGGAAGTCAAGCGAGCTTGATCGAGAGCTGGCACGATGGAAAGTGCAACAAGAAAATGCGCGTGCAGCAGCTGACCGGGCAGCTCAATTTGGCATACAGAAGTATCTGATGGATAGGCAGGATAGTGCAGCAGCTGCTAACAGGAGCTGGCAAGAGAAGATGCGTGCGGCAGCTCTGGCGGCAGAAGAGGAGAAAAACAGGTTGGCTCGTAATTCAGCGTTTAACTCCAAACTGAATAACTATAACTATATGAATGATATTGGTGCTAACATAGCGCAGGGTCTACGCAATGTAACTAAGTGGGGGCCTCTCGCGTTATTCGGCGGCGGGTCATTGTGGGGGTAAATTATGCTTGATTGGTTATTTGGTAAAAGTCGGAAAGACAATCTAACTCAATACGACAATGCTCGCGAAGACGCTAGAATAAACCAGAAAGTTAATGACTTCTACAAGTCACAGCTACAGGATATCTATAATGACCCAAACAATGCTGCTTTGCTCAACAGTATGCGTAGCGCAAATCCGACTTTTGACGACTCATGGAACAATAATATGAAAGCGCTTGATATACAGAGCGGCAAATACGGCGATGCCTACAAGCAGGCAGATGAAGAGTACAATAAGGCGGACAAGAAGCAGCGCAACAACTACTTTGGCGATGGATTGCTAGGGGCTGTTCTCAATCCAGTTGCGCAAACAGCGACCGCCATTGGTGATCTGGTTACTGGCAACTATAAGAATCGTGATGCAGCCAGTGATATTGGTGCTGCTGTCGAAACTGGGCTAGGCCTATTGCCTTTTGGGGCTGGGTTAGTCTCCAAAATAGGTGGTGCCAGCAAACTAGGTAAGGCTGGTGCGGCTGTAAAGAAGGCTGCTGATTCAATACCGGGTATGGCGCTCACTGGTGCTGGTATGGGCGGCGCTGAAGCTTTCCGAGAGGGTGGCGAAGACACAAAACTGGATGATGTTTTGGGCCGAGCTGGGAGCGGCGCGTTATTCGGCGCAGCATTCCCTGCCGCACAAAAGATGATATCTAACCGTATTGGTGACGGTGGTTTTAGCCTAAAGAGTATGATGCCGCAGACTAAGGCTGGCAAATTAGCCTTGGGTGGCGGAGCACTATTAGGCGGAGCTAAATTAATGGGGGCATTTGGCGATGGCCAACCTGACCAGGAGCAAAGTCTAATTGATAGATTCCGAGAGGAGTATGGTCGCGACCCAAGTTATGAAGAATTAAATAGGATGAAAGGTTAAGGTATATAAGTATGTTTGGCGGTATGTTGCGCAACCTATTTTCAAAAGGCGGCGGTAAGGCAGCGTCGCGACTTGCATCTGAATATGGAGATGATGCATTGCGCGCAGTGGCTAATAGTTATGGCGATGACGTATTGCGAGCGGTAACAGCATCTTCTGGGGATGATATAGCTAAAAGCGCCTTGTCTCAGCTAGGTGACACAATTACTAGTCCGGCTCCTTCCGTTGCCCCATCGCCAAAACTAATTCCGGCAGTTGACGATATAGCTGATGATGTAATATTGACAACACCAAAGAAGTCAAAGCTTGGCGATGCTCTTGTAGAGGCATCAGAAGTTGGGTTGAACGCACCATTGTCTCTAACAAGAAAGGATCTCAGAGACATAGGAAAGGGTTCACAAAATAAAATTGGTGAATTGTTCGACCGCACTGGTATGAGCTCAATAGATGACCTCCGCGAGTTGGGGGAACAGCTTACAGGGGCTGGCGAAAAGTCATTTATGGATCAGGTGACTAACCATATGCGAACTAACGGCGGCAACGGCAATCTGGTTGATTTGAATGATATCAAAGCTACAATCCGTGACCTAAAGGGAGAACTACCAAAAACATTGCAGAGTCGTATATCTGAAGAGGACCCTGTCGGCATGGCTAACATGTTCCGCGGAACAGCTGCTGATATGCGGAAGTCAGCCACAAAAACTACTGGGCAAGAGGAGCTGGCCAAGGTTTTTGACAATATCGGTAGAGATATAGACGCTAGAATTGACGCTAATGTTGACCCAAAATATGTGTCTCAGGCATATAACGACACCGTTGATGAATTCTTAACCAGGTCACGGGAGAACCTACTCAATGGTAATAAAAAAATGTCTGAAGCGTATAAGCGATTAGCGAAGGAAATTTCAGAAATACCGGAGGATGAGAGAACAATAGGCAATTATCGTGCCTTTAAGAAAGACTTCGTAGATATCGGCAAGATAGCCGGGAAAAACGATCAGTCTAAGGGCGGCGGCGCATTCTCCAGGACTGTTAGCCAGTTGCCGGTAGTAGGTAAACTTGCCGACTCTCTGCTATCGACACCAGTCGAACGAGCGTCCCAAAAAGTCGGAGAAGTTATGCGCAAAGTCGGACAATCATTCCAGAGAGGAGAGGCGCAAGAATTATTGAAAAATGGAGCGGCTATTGGTGGCGGTGGTTTGGCGTTAGCATCCCTGTTTAACAACAATAAAGGAGCTAGCGCACTCACCAACCAAGACGATAGCACTACAAGTATGAATAGTTCTGCCCTACAACAGAGCTCCAGTACGCTACCATCGCAACCATCTACATCGGCGCTGGGATCACTGTTCGGGCCAAATACTGGCAAAGAGGAACCAACAGTAGGCGGCTATACACGGTCACAGTTAGAAGATGGGTATGTGAAGGCTCTAATGAATGGTGATACAAAGTCTGCTAGTGCTATGGCAAGTATCATGGATATCATGAACAACAACGAGAAGCGCGCTATGTCAATGCAAAAAGCTGGCCAGCAGTCTGGCGGCACAGACGCTAAAAAGGCAGCTGGCGCTAAAACACTACAGACTCTACTCGGGTCATTCAACAGCGGTGGTGGCGCTCAGGGAGCTGTTGGCGGTACATTGACAAACCTACTCAATGGCGTGAGTGGCGGGGCGTTTAACCCGTCAGCTCAGGCATATGCTAGCCAGTCTAGAGGGGCTGCTGCTCAGATAATTAAAGCTCTAGGTGATAGCGGCACGCTCTCTGATAGGGATGTGCAATCGGCCATGGATATGCTCCCGAAGAATACTGATTCCAAGAAGACTGCCCAAGAGAAAGTATCAAACCTCATGGCGCTGCTAAGGAGCTAAATATGTAAAATGGTCAAAGTATATCACAAATGATGTAGTATTATAAGCATATAAATAAAAGTAAAGGAGAATAGTATGAAATTTTCCCCACGAGTCACTGAATTCACGCAGGATAAATTACTCCCTAAAGTTGTGGATATCGTGAACAACTCAAACGTCTTTACAGCACGTGTAACAGCTAACCCTAAGAACTGGATGGGTGAGGTTATGAAGCAACCTATCCAGGTTGCCAACTCATCGACCGGTGGACCATTCAGCGGCATGGACACCTTCGATACGTCGGCAACCGACAACGTTCGCAGCCTGAAGTGGTACGTCAAGGCTCATAACCAGACGATCACCATACCTGGCATCGAAAAGGATGTGAACGCCGTTAACGATACACAGGTGATCTCATTGATCGGCGCAAAGATGGATGAGGCTGCTAACTCGTTGATCGATTCTCTTGGTACGGCTTTCTACGGCAAGGGTGTCGGTGATAGCATCGAAGGTCTTGGCCTGATTGTTGACAACGGTACAGCAACATCAAGTTATGGTGATATCTCTCGTGCTGAACTACCATCTATCAACGCTAGCGTGACGGCTGCCGCAGGTGGCACCTTGTCGCTAGCGCTTGTATCAGCAGCATTTGACGACGCAAGCGCCGCTGGTGACGCTCATGAGTCCCCAACTATTGCTTACACCACGAAGGCAGTGTGGAGCTTGTTCGAGACTATCCTAAACAGCAAATTGACTGTTCAGTATGAGGCTTTGCGTGCCGGTGGCTACAACAAGGTTACTAACAGCACTCCAAACGGTGTTTCAGTGCCGGGTAGCGCTCTGAAGGGCGCAGCTGGTTTCGATAGCATTGACTATCGTGGTAAACAAGTCGTTGCTGATGATAAAGCTCCTGCTGGTACGTTCTTCTGGGTCAACGAGAACTACCTAGAGTTCCGACGTCTTCTGTCTAAGCAGCTGAAGCAGATCCCATCGAAGAACCAGGTAACTGAGGGTGCTTATGCAAGCTCTCCACAGCCATCGTTCTTGCAGATGCGTGATTTCTTATCACCGGTCAATCAGTACGGTGAAATTGGCGTCCTGATTGTGATGGGTAACCTTATCCACCGTAACCCACGGCGCAACAGTAAGATTACTGGTATCACTAAGGCCGCGTAAAACAAACAAAAATAGTAGATACTGCCCGTGTACAATGGGCAGTATTTATTTTATCTGTCGCTTAGGTATAATAGATATATGAGTTATAGGAAAATACCTATTAGCCGTAACAAATTGATAGATGCTTACTGGTACGACGGTATAAAGCAGCCATTACGTGATGCGGCAGAAATACTTGGGGTTTCGCACAATACTGTAAGGAATTGGTTAATTAAGTTTGGTCTCTACGACAGTAGGTGCCCCGGTAGAGAAAAAAATAAAGCATTGACTTTCGATAATGATTTAGATAAACTAGATATACACCAGCGTATTGATAATATAAGTATTGTTGGTAGAAAGGGTAATAATGCAAAAGGGAAAACCACTAAAAGTACCTAAGGCTAAAAATTATAAGGATTCAATTTATGCAGCTAACGAAGATGTTAGGCGAGCGATTGACGCTCTATACGTAGAGAGGTGGCAACGTACAAAAGATGTAGCAATCACCCTAATAACTGGCATCTTATTCGGAATGTTAATTAAATAGACTAGTATATCTAGTCTATTTTTGTTTGAGGAGATAATATGGCACGTCGTAAACGGCTAGCACCTAAATGGAATATTAAGAAGTATTCGCCAGAGGAGTATATTGTCTACGAGTGGAACATTTAGTTTTTAGGTTTATAAAGGATGATTAGGTCGTCGTGATAATCATCTGGCAAATCAAATTGGTATAGGAGGTCGGCAGCAGCCACCTCCTTTCCTAATAGGCCCTTATCGCGCAATATAGAGAAAGCAATTTTTGCCGCAAAAATACTATATGTTTGGTATATAATATCGCTCATACTTTTCCTGGCATTATCTGATATTTCTCCAGGTTTTAAACTGTCAACAGCCATAGTCAGTCCAGACGTTAACGACAGCAGTTCGACGACCAGCTGAGACATGTAGTTATTAACCCGCACTTCTTTAAAATCATTCTGTTTGCCCATAATTGCTCTCCTTATTCTCTTGTATAAAACCATATCGTTTGGCGTCTTCTGGATAGTATGCTATAAAATCATCATTTGGCGCCCCGTCCGGGTTGTATGGGCGTATAAAATCATGTGCATGGTTTTCATACTCCCTAACTATCGCGCCTGCTGTATGTATCTGTTCGACAGAGATATTTCTATCCATGTGCGCTTTGTCTTTGTCGGGGTAGTATACTCCATTAATCAATAAACCCATATCGATCACCTACCTTCTTGCCTTTTTTCTTTTCTTCAAACCGTATAAAATCAGCGGGATATGGCTGTATAACATGTTCTGTTGGTGTGTCGTCTTTCTTTTTTCTTTTTCTGTATGTTTGGTTTTTCTTCTGGTTAGTGTTAGCTGTTAAGTTTTTAGTGTCTCTGGTAAGTATCAATATTAAGGCTAGGAGTGAGTTTGCTATAAATAATAGTATTATAACGACGAAAACGAGCGTCTCCACGCGACTACTCCATGTCTTCCTTGAATGGCAGTGCTAGCTTAACGGACAACAATTGTGCCGCTGCTGAGTGGGAATTTACTACTGCCTCTTGGATTGCCTTGGCGCTGTCAATAATACCAGCATCTAGCATGTTGACATTTTCACCGGTTTCTATATCGATACCGAACGATTTGTCATGCTGTTTCTCAGAAACGTCTTCGCCAGTTAGGATGTGGAATGGACCGTTGAAATAGCCAGCCACATCATCGTTGTCTCGCAGGAATACGCCACCACCTGGCAGCACACCGTGTTCGTATGCTGTTTGTGCGGCGCACACGGCGTCCTCAATACGCAACTTTAGTTCTTGGCGCTCAGCCTGAGTAGGTGCGCCAACAGAGATTCGTACTGTTTTGCCGAGAAGCCGCTCACGCCGCTCAGAGGATTCAATGTCCTTTACGTAGCTATCCAGCTTATCACGATCAGCCCCGCCATTAATAATGGTCTCTGATGTAGTAATACTCACCGATTCTGCTGTGCCAACATACTTTTCTACGTCGAAGTCCTCAGGACGACCAGTGTATTGTTTTGTAGACGTATATACGGCGATGTCGTTCATAAATGCGTCACGATCGTTGGCAAGTGGCTCAACAATAGCTATATCCACATTTCCCTTCAATTTGTTTGCTACTAATGTCTCTAACGCCTGTCCAGAAACGTCTCCGATAAGCAGGATAGGTGTCTTATTCGCACGGATCATTTTGTCAATGATAGGTAGCACATCGTCGTTTTTGGTAATAAGTTTGGGCAGTACGACAATAGATGGGTTAGTATAATTTGTTTTTAATGTCTGTAAATCATCTGCTAATGCTGGCACACGGATACCCTTCTTGAACGAGAAACCGTTGATAACTTCTGTCGATACAATGTTCTCTGGCGTCTCTACAACGGTGATACCGCCACGTTTGCCAACGCTCAATACAGCATCTGCTACCATGTCGCCGATACCTTTATCCCCGGCAGAAATACGTGATACATTCTTAAGCATGTCGTCAGTACATTCAATTTTTCCTGAATCGATTCGCTCAAGCATTTTCTGAGACGTAGCCACTATCTCACGTTGTAATTTACGCAACGGCATCTTTTTGTTCTTCCAGTAGTCATATGAGAGTTTAGTCAAGACAATAGTCAGCGTAGTCGCGTCACCAGCATTTCGGTTTGTTTTTTCGCTAGCCTGTCGGACAATCGAAACAGCAGCGTTTGACACTGGATCGCTTAGTACCAAACTGGAGACATTAGTGATACCGTCATGAGACACGAGTGGCTCACCATATCGATATTCGATAAGCACATTGCCTGAATCTGCTCCGTAAGATGCTACCGCAACGTCGTAGATACTATCGACGCCACGAGATATCATCTCTTTCGTTTTGCCCTCTGGCACAACATTACGGACAAGATTACGCTTTGGCATTATTTTCTCTCCTCACTTCCCCAAGTGACCCGCGTAGGGCTGTAACTGGTACAAAAACATATTCATCGCCATTATAGTTGATGATTTCTCCATCTTCAAATGCAGTAAAAAATACTGTGCTCCCAAACAGTTTTGTATATTTCTTTGTGTCATCAATACCTGTAAGGTCCATCCCAATTAGAGCGCCCTGTGACCTAGCTTCATATTTTTCTTTTTCAGTTTCTAGCCCTGATTCATACCGCTTAGGTAGTTCTACGAGAGCATATCCTGGCAATGGTTCTAGCATGTATTCTTCCCCTTTCTTTATTGCTAAATACAGTATACCAGTATTTTCTGAAAAAAGAAATAGCCCCCATATTTTTCGGGGGCTATTGGCGAGAGTGGGGTGGAAAAGAAAGGGTATTATATATCCACCCTGGCTTCAGTATACACTAAAGTGAAACAAAAGCCCAGAAATATGCATTTGCTGGAACTTTCACTTCAGCAGTACCGATAACCTTTGCGGTGCCGGCCTTCACGCCACAGTATTGGTTGGCCGAAAGAGTAGCGGTTGCGCCCGCAGCTGCTGGAGAAACGAGACGATCGACTAATGTGACCTCACCGTCTTTTGCAGCGCCGCTAACAAGGTGTTTTGCCTTCTCAATGGCCAGAATACCGTCTTCAAACTTTGCTGGCTCAGCAACAGTCTTGTTGATGGTGACAACAGCGTCTGATTTAGCCTGAGCAGACGTAAGCGTGCCCGCAATGTCAGCAGTGTCGGTTTTCTCAAATGTCGCACCGGCTGCTAGTTCAGTTGCGCCATTCTTTGCGTAGCGGTATACACGACCGTCGCGAGTTTGAGCAATAGCACCCAGCGTATGCATTTTGACGGTGGTTACTTCGTTAATTTCTTGGTTTCCCAGTAACAGTGGACCAGTTTGTGCCATAGTTACCCTCCTTATTCTATTAATGATAGTACCAACATAGTAACACATTGTGACATAACCTCTGTAATTTTGTTCAAAGATTATTGAATTATCTATAGCATTTTGCTATACTAATAACGTGCTAAATAATAAAAATAAGTCGCAAAATGAGCCAGTCAGTTTTAGCACACTACTTATTTTTTCTGGCTGGTTCTTTTTGCGGAATGGAGCACTATGTACGACTTCGAAAAACAACAAATAGTCGAGCCACCTCGTCAATTTACTGGCGTGTGGATTCCAAAAGAAGTATTGCTTGACGAGCGGCTACAGGCTGTCGATAAGATACTATACGCAGAAATTGCCAGTTTTGGCGAAAGTGGGTGCTGGAAAAAGGCAGCTGAACTCCAAACACTCTGCGGTACAGGCAGAGACGGGTTGCGTGCTGCTTGTGCACGATTACGTGATTGTGGCTACATCGCTGAGTATAGAAAGTTTGGTAGGATTGTACGTCGCTCAACGAACGGATTCCCCGGCTGTTCAACGAACGGATCTACCCAACGAACGGATATCCCGGGCGTTCCACGAACGGATATTCCGGGCGTTCCACGAACGGATATTCCGGGCGTTCATATAGATAACACAATAGATAACACAATAGATAACACAGTATACAAAACACTTTCGGAAGATAAACTTCCGCACGCTGGTGAGCCAGTAAAAAATGACAGTAAACCTAACGACGAGGTAGCAAAACTTTACTACCAAGCAATCAAATCACTATCATTACCAGTCACTAACCACAACATAGTCAGGAAGAAAATAAACGAGATGAAAAAAACCTACAACGAACAGGTGTGCATCGATTATTTGATATTCATGCGCGATCACTACGCGCAGTGGGAGACACGATTCAAGCCGCAGGTCAACAATGCGCTTGATTTATACGCCAAGTCTCGCCAGATTATGAGAATTGTTCACGATGATAGCAAAGCAATGGAGGTGTTCTGATGTACCAGATTACTGCACATGATGGTAAAATTTACAGCATAGCTCAGACTGACAGCAATCGAGTTAAGGAGTTGGCAAAACGGCTTGACCTCGTACCTGTGACATTGGCTAACGGGAGGATCGAGTATTTCAGCAAAGGCGCAGTGGCGAGGATATCAATGACTCCAAAACCCCGCGCAGAGAGTGCCCCCCGTTTGCCAGACAGGAGAGAGGTCGACAATATAGAGGATAACGAGGGTCTCAAGAAATACAAGCGCGTACGCGAACGCATATTCGGCAGCAGAAAATCAGATGAAGTCTAATTTTAATTCAAAATATCAGGGGCAGAGATAAAATTATTAAAAAATCTTCGAAAACCCCTTGACGCCCACCACCTGCTCGTGTATACTGAAAGTACAATTAAAGAAGAAAGGGGCAGGTAGCAATGACTATCGAAGAAAAACTCAACAACTTGACTAACGAAGGTATGATCGACATTATGCACCGGCACTACTCACGGTTTAAGTCGGTTAACTCTCTACAAATCAACATGAAAGCTTTATGGCAAAAGTGGATTCGCCGATAATCTGACAGGAGGTAGAAATAGGGATGGCCGGTACGAAAACAGGTGGAATAAAAGCGAGAGACAAAAACCTGAAAAAGAACCCAAACTTTTATCGAGAGATTGGACGCCTAGGAGGGCTAAAAAGCGATAAACCAAAAGGGTTCGCGCTGAATCGAGAATTAGCTCGCAAAGCGGGAGCTAAAGGCGGCTCGGTTAGCCGCCGTACATCAAAGAAAGGAAAGGTAGAATCAGATGGAAAAGATAAATAGTTTTGACAATGGCGATATTACGCGTGAAGAGTTTGAATATTTGCGCGGCCTTGACGACAATGAGCTATCTGAGCTGAAGAACAAATCACTTGAAAAATACGACGCGCTGGAGAAGCTTATCTTAACCATATCTCGCATTGAAGATGATCGTAACGGACAAGAAACGTTGTTTTAGGAGGAATTAGTATGAGGAGCAACCTACCAGATGATACATATACTAAATATCAAATATATAAATCGCTAGAGAAGTTTACTGCATGCACATTGTTAAGATGCATAGAACAGTATGGGGAGAATAATTATTCCTCGAGATTTATTGACGCGCAGAAGAGCTATGACGAAGAATTATATGAAGAAATTTCTGAGATTATCAGGTGGGAACAAATACGCGCACTCAGTTATTGGTTCGATCGTCTGGTCGGTGAAGAAACTGAACGCATAAAAGACTTGAAGGATTTTTTAGACGAAGAGAAATTGCGTAAGAAATCTATGTAGTTATTTCACGAGAATGTCACGAGGAGAGTTGAAGTGTCTAAGGTAAAAATCGAAATTAAATCGTCTGGGACTGGCAGTTTATTGTTTAAATACAAATCTGATGATGCTACCATTAAGGAAGCAGTTGAGTCGGTGGTTAGCAACGATGTGTCTCTAGGCGACGCCTATCTTGGCGGCAGTGAGACGGGGCGTACCTGGCTGGTGCCAGATTATACCTAGCGTCGCTAGATGATTCTAGCTTAAGAAAAGCAGATTTAGTTCGCGCAGATATGGGCAGAGTATCTCTGGTTGATGCTGATTTAAGTGGCGCAGACCTAACGGGCGCTAGACTAAATGGCGCTGACCTAACAGGCGCTGATTTAAGCGGTGCCAATCTGAGTTTTGCTGATCTTAGTGGAGCCAACCTGAGTGGGGCTAATTTAAGTGAATCCTACTTAAAGGGTGCTGATCTAAGCGGTGCTGATCTAGACGGTGCCGATCTCAGTAGAGCTGCTATTCACTATGTAGAACACACATACAACGCTGAGATAAAAACGAAAAGATTTATGGAGCATACACAATTTGAACATATAGATGTTGAGATTATTTATCATGCACCATTTCATGAAGATAATATTGCTAGGTGGGGGAATGTCTTGAGAATAAAGAGTTGGAGTTTGAAACATAGCGGGGTAAATAAACAACATCTAAATAATGACAAAACCCCTTGACGCCCACCACCTGCTCGTGTATACTGAAAGTACAATTAAAGAAGAAAGGGGAAATATGAAAGTAGCAGTGACATACAAAACGTCTGGAGCACAAGAGGTTAAGGTAAAAACAAGGTGGGAGAAGTCACGAGACAGTATCTTATCAAAAGACAAAGATTTTTATAAAAAGATTGGCAGAAAGGGCGGCTTCAATAGTAGCCACCGCCCTTTCCGCGATCCCAATTTCGCCCGTGCGGCAGTGAATAAGCGGTGGGAGACACACCGACGGGAGAAGGCGAAGACCAATGACTAAAATCAAAACCATTCAAATCAAGACCGGCAGAGATACCAGCGGGTATGCAAAAGTCGCGGATCGTTTGAAGTTGTTTTGGGAGGAGAATCCTTCTGGTAAGATTGACACAGAGCGCGTTGACTTACTAGACGGAAAAGTCAGATTTGTAGCCCACATATGGCGAGACAAGGAGGACTTTCTGGAAACTGCTAAGTCATGCTCATCAGTAGATGTTTTGAAAATGACAGCAGACGCAACAGCTAGCGCTGATTCGGTAAAAAGAATTGGCGGCGAGAAAGAGAACGAGAAGCTTGAGACTATCGCAGTCGGTCGCGCCCTAGCGATGTTGGGCTATCTGTCTTCTGGAGAAGTCGCAAGCCGAGAAGAGATGGAAGAGTTCAATAAGTACAAGTTCGAGAAAGAAGAGGCTGAGGAGGCCGTCAATAATATCAACAAAATCGAGACTCTCAAGGATCTGCGGGCTCTTTGGGTATCGATTAGGCCGAACCTGCGCTCAAATGAACTCGTACTGAATGCGAAAGATAAGCGCAAGAATGAGTTATCTGAAGCGCCAATAGGGGGAGTACCGGCATGAGGGTAATCCAAATAGAACAAAATAGCGATGAGTGGGTCCAGCATAGGATTGGTCGCATCACCGGTACGAAAGTCAAAGGTATACGCCCGTTATCTCGTGATAAAACCAAGCGCTACAATGGGTTCTGGAAAGTTGTTGCCGAAAAGGCAGCTATCGCAGCTGACGGTGAGCCAGACAGCGAACGTGGGCATCGACTTGAAAGCGTCGCCCTCGATATGATGGGTAAAAGGATCGGTCTTCCGTTCGATGCGGACCCGGGTGTCTGGGTGAGCGATATCGATGATGATATCATGGTCTCACCAGACGGCGCACAGCCGACCAGTAAAACTGAAAAACCAACATATGCCGCCGAGATTAAGGCACTAAAATCCGCCTACCACCTTAAGTACCTTTATGAGGACTACAAAGCCAGGCAGGAGCCAACCTACAATCCATTTGATGGCATACCTCATGACGCGCACCACAACTACCAGGATCAAGTACTACAGTATTTTGTAGTCAACGAAGCTTTACAGGATTTGTACTTTGGCTTATTTGATGACAGGCAGGAGTTAGACAATTTGGTTTTGTGGATTATTCACATCAAGCGCAGTGACGTTGAGCGCCTTATCGAGGAGAATCTCGAGATGGAGCTGGGCGCGTTGGTAGAAATTAACAGTATGCTGGCAGAGCTTGCTGGCATAGAAAATTAAAGGAGGGCATATGTCACAACTACAAGAATATGTCGATTCACAAGTGGCTACGATATCGCCGTTCAAAATCAAATCGCAAGAGATTTTGGAACAAGCAAAAGCCGAAGCTGCTAAAACACAGAAACCAACCGTCAAGTCTGGCATCAAGACTAAGGCAGTATTTACGGTTACCAACCCTGAATCAATATCATTAATCTGTGAAGCCATCGTCAATAGGTTACGTGAAACCCCGGGAGTTGAAGTTCGCCGGGAAAAGAGTTTCTAGATATGGCAGCAATTAACGCAGTAACTCTAATCGGTCGTGTCGTCCGAGACATCGAAGTCAAAACGACGAACAGCGGCAAGCCTGTAGCCTCATTCGCACTAGCGGTTGATGGCTATGGCAAAGACGCCGACGCCAGTTTTATCGATTGTATCGCTTGGAATAAGGCAGCCGAAGTGCTGGCAGAGTACGCACCGAAAGGCAAGCAGATTGGTATAACCGGTAGATTGCAAACCAGGACTTGGGAGAAAAATGGTGTTAAGCATAAATCGGCTGAGGTTGTCATTGATCAGTTCCAGTTTTTGAGCGACACCAAGGCGGCAAATGTTACAACTAGCCAAGCAGCAAAACCACTAGAAGGCGTTGGCCTTGGCGCCCCAGTTGATTTAAGTGAAATACCGTTTTAAGGAAAGGAGATTGATGTGTCACGATATTACAAATTGCTTAAAGACACGCCAACCGTCAAAGCTGGCACAATCTTTGAAGAAGTAGCTAGTGATTCTGATGGGGAGAGAGAGTTAGCACAGATCACACCATTAGGCGCAAAAACCAACCTGCAATGGGCGATTCAAGATATTGATAACTTTGGTGAGTGGTTTGAGGAGACCCAAGAAGAGTTAATAGATAGTGTTCACTGGGAGCCTAAATATGGCAAAAGATACTGGTTTATCGATTATGATGGAAACATTGTTGATGATATCTGGGTCGATAAACCTGCCGACTTTCGGCGGCACATGTTGGGCGGGACCTATCTCACCAAAGAAGAGACTGAGAAAGCTTGTGGTCGCAAACTAGCAGAAGTCACATTACGTCGAAGCTCAACGTTCAAGCCTGATTTTGAAAATGGCACAGGGGGATGGTGTGTCGCCTATGATCATCTGAGCTGTAGGCTCATCGCAGAAGCGACTAGATACACAAACTGTGGGCAAATTGTATGGTTTAAGACCTATGAAGACGCTAGGGATTCTATCAAAAAGCACAAGAAAGAATGGTTAACATATTTTGGTATAAAGGGGGGAGAATAATGTCAGCAACAAGATTTAAGATTTGGGATAAGGTGCGAGTGCGCCGCGACCTTGTCTGTGAAAATTACGACGATATTTTTGCAAACTATAAAATGACGAAGCTAGCTGGCGAGACACTTACAGTGCGTGTACTAGGGGATGACTTCTATGGCGTCCGTGAGAATGATTGGGCGTGGAACGATGAAATGCTTGAGCCAGCAGGAAAAACACTGGATACTCTTTGTCGCGGGGATACGGTATACGATCATGATAATGAAGCTAGGAAGGTTCTAGCAGTAATAGATGGTTGCTACTTGCTAAGTTCCGCGGACGACGTAGAGGCTGCTAGTGGCTGGTATACGCCTGCTGAATTAAAAAAATTAGGTCACCATTGTGCCAAATACGATCAAAAGCCCACTATTGAAATAGATGGCGAGAGGTACTATGCAGATGATATCGTACAAGCAATCAAAAATTTAGGCCCGGTTGAATAGAAGCAATACTTATCATGACCTGCCATACGTCAGCAAACTGGGCGAACATTAACATTCAACCGGAGTGTTGAAGTAACAAATACTGAAGCTCGTTGCGAATCTGCAAGTGGCAAAATGGGCTATTCAAAGTGTTATAAATATGGGAAAGAAATATAGAGCCAAAACCAGAGTCAACATCAAAATGTTCAAGGGGCTGTGTCTAATCGGGGCTGGGTTAAATATATATCTAATTCTTGATTATGCATTATCTAAACAGTATCTAGGTGCATTGTGTTATTTTATTATATACTTTTTAATATAAGCATGTTCTATTCTGTAAAAACTGAAATAAAAGATGATAAAGAGAGGAATATTAAATGAAAATCTATAATATTGGTAGAGACGCTCTAAGCAAAAACGAGTTAGAGTATCTGGATGAAGAAGCCTATGAATATCTTATCTACAACTATGAAACGGGCTATTATAGTGGGAGTGGTGCAGCAGTTCTTAAAGATAACAACGGTAAGTTCATACTACTAGACCTAGGGCACTGTAGTTGCTACGGGCCGGTGGAAGAGCGCAATCCAAAATGTATTTATTCTCTGGAAGAAATAACCAAGTTATTAGATAAACGATGTCAAGATAAATTCGACAGGGAGTATGTTGAAGATATCGCTAAAAAGATTAAAGAGCTAGAGGGGGTTAAATATGAGAACTAAAATATCCGGCCAAGACCAAAAATGGCTAGACGAAGTAAATAAACTGTCAGAAGAAGGTGACTCGATAGCAAAACGTTCAAGCGCAGAATCTGCCGAATACACAGAACTGTTACTGAGCAACTTCGAAGATAAGAATTACTGTCAAATGGCGGTCAAACATCATGCGATAGAAGCGGCCATCGGACAATACTTTGTCGAGGCTGCTGCTCCTCTATTTTTCGATATGCAAAAGACGCTACAAAAGAAGGCTAAGATGAGCAAGAAAAATGCTGAAACATGCGCCAGAATATACGTAGGACGACTCGTTCGTAACATTGTTAAAGAGTTAAATAACAAGGATAAAGAAGATTCTAAATGAAGACAGATAATTTAGGAAATGATTTCATGCTCGAGAGAGAAGGGCGGAATGGCATGCAGTGGATAGGTTGATTATTATGGCTATGTTAATTATAGGTGTAATTATCTGATTCGGTATGGTGAACGAGAAGAGTATAGACGCTAGCGCTCGCTGTAGGTCCATAGGCGGCAAAATGGGCTATTTGAAATGTTATAAAAACGGTAAGGAAATCTAATGCGTGAAATAAAATTTAGAATCTGGGATGAGGCTAAAAATGAATGGCTTGCCTCAAGCAACAAGGACGCTCTGCCATATTATGGCTTTGCCTTGGTCGGTGAAGTTATGACTGTCCAGTCACCACCAGTATGGTCACTTGATGAAGGCAATGTTGTTGAGCAGTTCACAGGGCTAAAAGACAAAAACGGTACAGAGATTTATGAGGGCGATGTCGTTATATATGGTAAGTTGACGTACTCTATAGGATATCAATCATCAAGATTTATGTTGTGCGCACCATGCAGGCTTTCAATTTGTCTATCGGAATTGGTATATGATTGTGATACTAATCAATTGAATTGCGAGGTCATTGGCAATATCCACGAAAACCATGAATTGCTGGAGGAGAATAATGACAATCGATGAAATACTATTTGACCAGTACATGTTAGGCAGGGATGACGAAGCTATGGCATGGCGCGGAGATAAGCGTAAACCAGGTGGCGAAATCACCAAGGCAAAGAAATTAATCTTGAAAAAGTTAGACAAACAATACATTGAAGGAATGAAGAAAGGCATAGACATGGTTAAAGAACACCAACTAGAAGACGCAGCCAACACGTGTTCTCCTCTAAACAAACCAGATGAATCATTCTGCGGGGGCAATCGTGGTTAGCCTCATCCCTACAGAGCAGCAAGAAGCCGAAGCCCTAGCCGTGTATTTACGGCTAAAAGGCTACAAATTTACACATATCCCTAACGAAACCGGCAGCGATCCCCGAGCACGTGCCAGAGCTGTCAGAATGAAGCGTGCCGGCGTCAGCCGTGGTTTCCCAGATTATCTCATATTTGCCAAGGGCAGGCGCTACGCAATTGAACTTAAACGCAAGAAGGGCGGCAGGGCTACGCCAGAACAGCTGGAGTGGCTTAGTGTGTTAGATGAGTATGGATTTAATGTAAAGTTGTGCTGTGGCGCCGAAGAGGCAATTAAGTTTATTGAATCAACAACAAAATAGGGGCAAAATACTTATCAACCCCTTGACGCCCACCACCTGCTCGTGTATACTGAAAGTACAATTAAAGAAGAAAGGGGAAATATGAAAGTAGCAGTGACA